CGGGTGTATGGCAATGCTCGGGTGTGTGGCAATGCTCGGGTGTGCGACGATGCTGAGGTGTGTGGCAATGCTCGGGTGTATGGAGATGCTTGGGTGTATGGAGATGCTTGGGTGTGTGGCAATGCTCGGGTGTATGGCAATGATGATTTTGCAACAGTACATGGCTTTGGCTCAGAACATAGAACAACAACCTTTTTCAGATTAAAAGATGGAAACATAGGTGTAAGATGTGGCTGTTTTTATGGAAATTTATCAGAATTCCGTAAAAAGGTAGTAGAGACACATGGGGAAACGAAAAAGGCAAAGGAATACTTAATGATTGCCGATCTGATGGAATTTAGATTTTCGGATAACTCATAAATAGAAGAGAGGGAAAGTCAAATGAATTTGAGACAGTGGGTATTAAAACAGTCTTCTTTATTTAAAGAAATGAATCTGTACGAAAATTTCGATGAGAATATTAAGATATGCACAGGTATTACAAGAGGCGTACATGTGTACAAAGGCTTGGAAGATATGGCAATAGCGGTAGGGGCCGATCTATACATAAACCATTTGGGGCGCGTCGCTTTTAAGTACAACGATGTTGAGTTTTTCCAACTGGATTAGGAGTGATTAGCAATGCATAATTACATATGCGAGGAATGTGGTGCTTACCTTGATCCAGGTGAAAAATGTGATTGCATGGATCGAGAACATGAGTTAAGAAAACGAAAAGCAGAGGCGGAACGTCTTGCAGAGTTTGAGGGTATGTGGGAACAACAAGTATTGATATTTTAGGAGGATATAGAGATGGCAAAATTATACGAAATCGTTGGAGCATTTAAAGAATTGCTTGAAATGGCAAGCGAGGAAAACATGGATCAGAAATTAATCTCTGATACTTTGGAAGGCATTGAATTTGAGTTTGAAGAAAAAGCAGATGGTTACGCAAAAGTAGTTAAGATGCTGGAGGGAGATGTAGAGGCGATTGACAAGGAAATCAAACGCCTTACAGAGAAAAAGAATACAATCAAGAACAACATTTCCGGAATTAAGAAGAATCTCGAAAACGCAATGATCACAACAGGAAAGACGAAATTTAAAACACTTCTGTTTGGATATAACATTCAGAAAAATCCGGTGAGCGTTTCTATTGACGATGAAAATCAGATTCCAAAGGATTTTTGGATTGAGCAAGAGCCGAAGTTGGACAAGAAGTCGCTTGCGGCATACTTAAAAGAAAATGAAGTTTCCTGGGCACATCTGACGCAGACGGAAAGCCTTAGAATCAGATAGGATGTGTGATCATGGATAATCTTGAATTATACAATCGTGTGCGCAGCGTTCCAGAAGAGGCAAAAAAGAAAATCACAGCCGGAAGAACAAAAGGGTTCACGGATATTAATCCGATGTGGAGAATCAAGAAGCTTACAGAGGAATTCGGAGCATGTGGGGTTGGCTGGTATTACAAGCCGGTTAAAAAATGGATTGAGCAGGTCGGAAACGAATATGCTGCATTTGTCGATATAGAACTTTACATAAAAGTTGATTCGGAATGGTCTATGCCAATATGTGGAACCGGAGGAAGTAGGCTTGCAACTTCCGAGAGTAAAGGAATTTACGTTTCGGATGAATGTTATAAGATGGCTACAACAGATGCGATCTCGGTTGCATGCAAACAGCTTGGCATTGGAGCTGACGTTTATTTCGAATCTGACAAAACGAAATACGATTCTGATGTAGCTGTAAGTAGCAGTGAAAACAGAAAGATTAACGAATCCGAAAAAAAATTATTAAGACAGGCATCAGAAAGAACCGGAATGAACTTGGACGAGGCAGTTAAAAAGAAAGGCGGAAAATCTATAGATGATGTGACCTTGAAAGCATACCATTCATGGATGATCACACTTGCAGTTGCTGATAGTAAGATTCCAAAGAGCGACGGAGAACCGGATTCAATCCCACCAGAAATCGAAGAAGAAGTTCCGTTTAAGTAGGTGACAAAATGAAGTTTACAGGAAAGTTAAAACAGCCGGTAATTGATTTTGTAACCGGAAAGCTGACATTGTTATTTGAGCCTGTCGAGGATTTTCGGCAGGCATACGAAGAACTTAAGAACTATGAGAAGTTAAGCCTTGAAATAAAGCCATACAGGCGTAAGCGAAGTCTTGATGCAAATGCATACTACTGGGTGCTACTTACCAAATTAGCAAAAAAGATAGGCTTGTCAAATCCAGAAACGCATAACATGCTCCTTTGTGGATATGGACAAGTTGAGCTCTTCGGAGATAAAGCAGTATACATCACGATTCCGGATACGGAAGAGGCAGAGAAAAAGGTCAAGAACGCAACAGACTACCATCTGCAAGCGACTTCACAGGTCCGAGAGGGAAATGATGGCATTATGTACCGGACATACAAATTGCTAAGAGGGTCGCACACCTACAACACGGAAGAGATGGCTAGATTGATTGATGGATTGGTGCAGTGTTGCAAAGAAGCAGGGATACCGGATGCTGATATTGCATCACCGGACGAAAAGAGGATATTAAAAGAGAGGTACGGTGTGGATTTTGGCTAAAAGGCTATGGAGCATTTTTACAGACGATATGGATCACTGTATGTATACCGGTCAGTACGGGGTGGAAAGACATCATATTTTCTCGCATACATCAAATGAGAGAGATCTATGTGAAGATTATGGTTTTATTGCTCCACTGAGACCGGATTTACACCCGAATGGAGTGCGTAGAGGAAAAGATGCAGGAAAGATAGATAAGGATTTAAAGAAACGCTGTAAGGCGTATTATTTAGAACATTACGGAACAGAAGAACAGTTCCGGCAAGAATTTTTTTACAGAAGTTAGTAAGGGAAAATCCTTTGCTATAGAGTAACCCGTAAACCGTTCATGGCAGAATAGTATATCACAAAACGTAAGCCAAAATACCTCCAGCTACACAATTGGTTTAGTTGGAGGAGAAAGGGGTGATGCAATGACGAATAGCAGAAGAAAAGGGGCATCTGGAGAACGTGAACTCGCAAAGAAACTTAGGGAATATGGCTATGAAGCGCGAAGAGGACAGCAATACTGCGGTTCTAATGGAGATGCAGACGTTGTAGGAATACCAGGAATACATATTGAGTGCAAGCGGGTAGAAGCGCTTAATATTGAAAAAGCAATGCAGCAGTCGATTTCAGACAGTAAAGATGGAGAAATACCTGTTGTAATGCACAGAAAAAATGGTGAAAAGTGGAAGGTAACAATGACATTAGATGACTTTATAAAAATATATAAAAAGTAGGTGATGGCTTGAATTACTTAGCTGAGATTATTGCCTTCGAACGATGGCTCGAAAATAACTACTTGACCAGAGATGCCCAACTCCTGTGGTACAGATTAATGTACCAGGCTAATAAGTGTAACTGGCCTGAGTGGGTTACAGTAGATAACCTGAGATTGATGGCAGCCATGCAAATGAGTCGTGAGGCAACCTTTATAAAGGTGCGAGACGATCTCCTAAAAGCTGGTTTAATCGAATACCAAAAGGGCAAAAAAGGAAGCCCGAACAAATACAGATTAATACCTTTCACTTTCAGAAACGTAGTAAAAAGCGAAGTAGAAACGGTAGTAAATCCAGTAGTAAAAAGCGAAGTAGAAACGGTAGTACAACAAGTAGCAGAAACCGTAGACATAGATAAATATAAAACAGAAACTAAAAATAAAAAGAAAGATACTAACGTATCTAAAGAAAAAATCGACTTTGTGGCGATTTCCGACTTGTACAACAGTATCTGTGTATCTTACCCGACATTGAAGACCATGTCTGAGAGACGGAAAAAGGCTATCCGTGCAAGGATGAATACAGGATATACAGTTGATGATTTCCAGGCATTGTTCGAAAAAGCGGAGGGGAGCAGATTTCTGAAAGGGCAGAACAATCGGAACTGGTCCGCTACATTCGATTGGCTGATCATGGACGGTAACATGGCAAAGGTACTGGATGGAAATTATGACGACAAAGTGGAGAAAGGAGAAAAGCATGACGCTAGAGGAGAAGTTAGAAGAGATGAAAAAAGCCTCACAGAGCTTGGAATCGAAGCAGGACTTGGGAAAGAGTTCTCAGGATTCTAAGTGTCCGAAGTGTGGCGGTATGGGGTGGATACCGTACAAGAAAGATGGTTTGCTGTTTACAAAAGAGTGCGAGTGTCGGGCGAAAGAAATTGCAGAGAGCCGTCTGAGGTTTGCAAATATACCGGAACTGTTCCGGGAACTGACATTGAAAACATTCCGTGCAGACATCTACAGAGAGCCGGAGAGCATAACAAAGATTAATCTCGCTTGCAATATCGTCAAACGGTATCTTGCGAATTTTGAGGAAATGGAAGCTGCTGGAATGGGATTGTATCTTGTATCACACACGAAAGGATCAGGAAAGACGAGAATGGCGGCAGGGATTGCAAATGAATTGATTGCACGTGGGAAACAGGTAAAGTTTGCTGTATCTTCTGCAATCCTGAAAGAGATAAAGGACACGTGGCATGAGGGGAACGAATACACCGAGAGCAGACTGATTGACCAGTTATGCCTTACAGAAATTTTGGTTGTTGATGATTTCGGAGCTGAGAAAATTTCGGACTGGGTGAATGAGAAGTTTTATCAAATTTTGAATGAGCGTTATGTCCGTAAAAAAGTGACGATTTTTACCAGCAACGAGAAACTCTGTGAGAGCAAATATGACGAGCGGATCATAAGCAGGCTGAAAGAGAATTGTTACGAAGTGGAATTCCCGGAGGAATCTGTAAGAGAGTTACTGGCAGAGCAGAAGAAAGCGGAAATGCTTGGGAGATTAGGATGATACATACAGAATTGATTAAAAACAGATTCGACTCCCTCGAAGACTATGAGAAATTTGCAGCGGAATGGACAGAGATATGTTGCATGGTAAATCAGAACAGCAGGAATATGACTGACATGGAGAGATTTAGAAAGATTGTAGAGATACGGAAGAGGAGAGGAAATCATGGCAAAACGAGATAAGGAATATGAGGCACGAATGCAAGGTATGCTCTATGCGTTAAATATGGTGAAAGAGCATGGGGTTGACTATTTAGAGAAAGAGATTAAAAAGCGTGGAATTATTAAAAGCCCACTTGCATATACGGACAAGCAGATTGACGAGTTTTGGGAGCAGTTATCCGCTAACCTGTACGCCACAATGACCTGTGTGACAGGAATGGTTCTGCACAGTGCATTCGGATTTGGTAAGCAGAGATTACAGAAATTCCGAGAAGAGTTCCTGGATGCGACAAATAAGACAATCGATTTGGATTGGCTTGGCGAGCATTATGTGACACTGGAAGACTATGCGGTAGAGCTCAACGAAAGATACGATTTAGGTTTAGACGTTGCGAGGATTGCAGTTTGTCAAGAATCGCATGACAAAGGGAATGCAAAGTACAAAATGGCGGATATGAGCCATGTTTTAGCAGAATTGAAAGAACATGGATTTGAAGACGCAGCGGAGTTTTTAGAGAGAAAGATGTAGGAGGAAAGATATGCAGAAAGTAGTAAGAACAGCACCAACGCAATCGGGATATTGGTATACAAAAGAAAGAATGCAATACCTAGAAGAACTTTTAGAGCAAGGGTATAAAGTTGTGATGTGCAACAAAATAGGAAATGATTTGGAGTACATTTTGGAAAGGGAAGAATAGCATGAATAGAGAAATACTTTTTAAAGCAAAAAGAAAAGATAATGGCAAATGGGTGGAAGGGTATTATTGCAAAACAACAATCGGCAATGATGTAAGACCTAGTGATTTGATTTTTGTTCCATTCAAAGTAAGCAGAAATGAAGAATGGGGATGGATGAAAGTAGATTTCGATACCATCTGCCAGTACACAGGACTTACCGACAAGAACGGCAAGAAGATTTGGGAGAATGATATTTGCGACAGAAAGGAAAAATATCCAGAAATTGTAGTATTTAACGAAGGAGACTGGCAGTTGGATTACAGCTATGTATTTGAAAAAGAAATACATTCTGATGCTTGCAATCTTGGTTTTTACGTCTGTGAAAGAAACTGCGTTGAAGTAGTTGGAAATATTTTCGATAATCCGGAGCTGTTGGAGGTGGAGTGATGGTTTTATTTTGTCCAGATTTAACATGCAAAGAAGAAGTAAAAGCAATGGTAATAGGAACTTGAGATTTTACAAGACCAGTATTACACGCTTGCTTGAAATCTAAGTGTGTAGCGTATAAAGATGGAAGATGTGTGAAATACGATAATGAAGTGGAGAAGGGGGTGGAATAAATGGCGAAGTATAGAAAGAAACCAGTGGTAATAAATGCGTATCATCTCAAAGATTTAAGCTATAAAACAGTAAAAGAATGTCTTGGATTTATGGGACAGCAAGTAAAAACATATAGAGGAATCGGAATAGAACAGCCTTTTGATAAGTATATGCAAATCGTATGGAAAAACAATGGCGTTAAAATCGAAACACTCGAAGGAACAATGATTGCAAAGGCTGGAGATTATATTATTCGTGGTGTAAACGGAGAATTATATCCGTGCAAGCCGGATATTTTCGAGAAAACATATGAGGAGGTGGAGTGATGGAAAACTCAGATTGCGATTTCGTAGAAACAACAGAGCGTGGTAATTATTGTTGCTTGAAACACTGTGCTTGCACAGTGGAAAAATGCGAAGTTTTAAAATATGGACTCGGGAAAGAAGATTTAGAAATAGCAGCAGAAGATATGATGTTATTGAAAGCAAATATGAACAGGTAGGAGATTATTATGAACGTACTAGAGAAGATTTTGGAAGAGATAGAAAATCATGCAATAGAGTTTGAATCATTTGGAATGTGCGATGATTATGTAAGTGTTGGTTGGATAAAAGAAATCATCCGTTCCCACATGTTAGAAAATGATGATTGGGTTCCGGTAGAAGAGAGATTGCCGGATAGAGGAATTTACGTGTTGTGCTGTTTTGATGATGGAACAGCAGATGTATTGTGGCAAAGTTGGAAAGATGACAAGTCGTTATTACTCTATGCAGATATTGATAATGAAATTCGCAAAGTAATCGCTTGGCAACCTCTTCCGGAACCGTACAAGCCGAGCAAAGACATTCCGGCAACAGAACATATTATGAGCAGATTTATGACAGTAGAGTAGGAAATTTTAGAAAGGAGACCGAATCCCCGGCCGGGAAAGACATGTCGGATTCCTTTAGAGAAAAATGGATAAAGAGCAATTAGAAAGAGAACAGTGGAAAGAAGAAAAGAGAAAGAAAAAGGCAAGATTTACAGCCTGTGCTTTAAATTCGCTGTCATAAGATTTTTGTGTGCGTTTTGTTGACATAATATTTCACTCCTTATTCTCTTTTGATTATATATCAAAATCCTTGAGAATAGGGTGTCAACTTTATTTATACAACATCATTTGGATGGGGGCGCGTCTTAGATTACATAGGAGTTGGGTGGGAAGACCTTCCGACAGATATGATTCCAGGACAAATGAGTATAGAAGACTTTTTATAGAGGACAGCGAAGCACGGTCTTAAATACTCAAAAGAAAGAGGTGATAATTTGAGCTATGGAAGAACAAGGAAGCAAGCAAAGCTGGATGAAGAAAAGACCTTTGATGATATTATAAAGCAAGGACCGTCGGAGAGTGTAAAACGTCAGATGCAGCACGAAGCATATCAAAGCATCGAGGTAATGGACTACATCAGGAAAATACATAAGGGAGGTGGTGCAGGTGGACAAGGAACAAATCAAAAAGGAGAATGAAGAGAAAAAGAAATACCTTAGGGGATATAAGAAACATGGCAGAAAAATAGAATTAATTAATGCAAAGATTGAAGAATTGCAAAGATTAAAGAGAAACCCATCAGTAAGAAATGATGGGATGCCACGTGGATCTAATCAAAGCGATTTATCAGATTATGCAGCACAATTAGATACGCTTGAAGACGAACTGTACAACGAAGGTGTTGCGGAGGTTAAAACATATAAAGACATAACTTGTAAGATAGATGAGCTGGAAGATGAAGACGAAAGAGAAGTATTGTATTACAGATACATAAAAGATAAAGAATGGTGGGAAATAGCAAAGACGATGGGATTTAGCGAAAGATGGATATATGAATTACATGGACGAGCATTGAAAAAAATGAAAATTTCTTAAAGAGTGCAGTCCACTGCAGTTATAGATGTGATATTATGATATCATCAAAAAAAGACACAGACACCTTACCAAGAATGGCAGGGTGTCTTTTTGCGTAAATATGTCATAGATTGGAAGGTGGTGAGCCGGATGGCAAAAGGAAAATATCAAGAATGGCTAGAGCTGGAAGGCTTGCTAAAGCTAGAAGGATGGGCGAGAGATGGATTGACAGATGAACAGATTGCTTCGAACATGGGAATAGGATATTCAACACTGCAAACGTGGAAAACGAAGTATCAAGACATTCAAGACACCCTAAAAAAGGGAAAAGAAGTTATTGATCGTCAAGTGGAAAACGCTTTGCTTAAGAGAGCACTTGGATACAAGTATGACGAAGTGACGATTGAAGGTGGTGTTGAAACTAAGAGAGTGACCAAAGAAGTAGTACCAGACACAACCGCACAAATCTTTTGGTTGAAGAATAGAAAGCCGGATGCATGGAGGGATAAGAAAGATGTGGACCTTGCAGGAGAACTTAACACAAACAATCCGTTTGAAGGACTTACCACGGAAGAATTAAAGAAGCTGGTTCGAGATGGATAGAAAGCAGCAGATCATACAAGGTGCTAAGATAGAGCTTGCAAGGCGCGAGTTCTTTTTTTATTGCAATCTGAAAGCTCCTGACTTTTATAAGCCGGAAAGAGAATATCTTGTACATCTTTGCAATGAGTTTCAAACATTCCTTGAGTCCGATGAAGAGGTTATGATTGTAAACGAACCTCCGAGACATGGGAAAAGTAGAACTGCCGGGAATTTAGTGGAGTGGATTCTTGGAAAGGACAAGACAAAGAAAGTGATGACTGGTTCATATAACGAGACATTATCAACAATGTTCTCGAAAAATGTTAGAAACAGTATTCAGGAAGAAAAAGCAGATGAAAATAAAATTGTTTTTTCTGATGTATTTCCGGGAGTAAGGATAAAGCGAGGAGACGGAGCGATGAACTTATGGAGCTTAGAGGGCGGGTATAACAATTACCTTGCTACTTCTCCGACTGGTACTGCGACTGGATTCGGTGCGGATATTTTGATTATCGATGATTTAATCAAAAGTTCAAAAGAAGCGTATAACGAGACGGTAAAGGAAGGGCATTGGGAATGGTTTACGAATACAATGCTATCACGTCTTGAAGAGGGCGGAAAAATCATCATTATTATGACGAGATGGGCAACGAATGATTTAGCAGGAAAAGCGTTGGATTTTTTCGGAAGTCAGGGAACAAAGATTCGGCATGTATGCATGAAGGCTTTGCAAGAAGATGAAACAATGCTGTGTGAGGAAGTGTTATCAAGAAAATCTTATGAAGCAAAGATAAAGGCAATGGGAGAAGATATTGCTTTAGCGAATTATCAGCAAGAGCCGATTGATTTAAAAGGAAAACTGTATTCATCATTTAAAACCTATGATGATATTCCTCGTGATGATAAAGGGCATGTGTTATTTACTTCTATTCGGAATTACACGGATACAGCTGATGAAGGGGCGGATTATCTTTGTAGCATTACTTATGGCGTTTACAACAAAGAAGCATACATACTGGAGATTATTTACACTCAGAAACCAATGGAAGAAACAGAGCCTGCAGTTGCAAAAATGTTATACGAATACGGGGTAAATAAGGCGAGGATAGAGTCTAATAACGGTGGTAAGGGATTCGCAAGGGCAGTAAGAAGAATTTTAGGAGAGAAGCATCACAGCAATAGAACTCATGTAAAATGGTTTCACCAATCAGAAAATAAGATTGCAAGAATTTTGTCCAATGCAACATGGGTAATGGATCATGTGTATTATCCGAAGAACTGGAAAGACCGTTGGCCAGAGTACCATGATGCAATGGTGAAATATCAAAGGGAAGGAAAGAACGAACATGATGATGCGCCGGATGCAACTACAGGTGTTGCAGAAAATATGGAAAAAGGTGGACTTAGAACTTTTTAAGGAGCTGAACACATGAAAGTAAAAGAGATATTTAATCGAATCAGAAAGGGAGTGAAAGCTGGAATGGCAGCGGTAACAGAAAGCAATACGCTGACAGATGGCAGAGTCATATATTTGATTGAAAATTTCATGTCATCTAAAAAACGAAAACTTATGATGGAGGGTGAACGATACTATCAAGTTGACAATGATATCATGGATAGAAAAATCACTAAGAAAGTGAACGGACATGAAGAGGAGGAGACATGGAAAGCGAACAATAAGCTAGCGCATGGGAAATACAAGACACAGGTTGATGAGAAAGTGGCTTATCTGCTAACAAAGCCAGTAACATTCAAAACGGAAACTGGAGAGAATGAAGAAATATACTCAAAAAAAATTAAGGATGTTCTCGGAAAGAGATTTCAGTACCAACTTACGCAGTTAGGGTACGAAGCATCGAACAAAGGTGTCGGATGGCTGCAAGTATATGTAGATGAGAATGGCGATTTTAAAACCATGCTGATTCCATCTGAGCAATGTATCCCTTATTGGAAAGATAGGAGCCATACGGAACTGGAAGCAATGATTCGTGTTTACGACACAACTGTATGGCAGTATAACCAAGAAAAAGTTGTTCAGAATGTAGAAGTTTGGAAAGCTGACAGCGTTGCTTATTACAGGCTTGAAGGAAGCCTGTTGATTTACGATTACGAGAAGAGCGAAGACATGGGCGGACCGATTGCGCATTACAAACAAGGAAATGAGTGGAAGGTATGGGGGAAAGTACCGTTTATACCATTCAAAAACAATCAGATCGAATTGCCGGATATTAAATTTGTAAAGAGTCTTATAGATGGGTATGACATAGGAAGAAGCGAAGCCGCAAACTACGTGGAAGAAGTTAAAAATTTAATATTCGTTTTAAAGGGCTATGGAGGGCAAGATTTGTCGGAATTTATGAAATCTATAAACGAAGACAGAGCAATACCAATTGACGATGTAGAAGAAGGAGGTGTTGACACCATTACGCCTCAGATGGATATCACAGCGTTGAGAGAACATTATGAACAATTAAATCGCGATATTGTGGAGAGTGGGCAATCAGTTAATAAGGACTTGGACAAGTTTGGCTCTGCTCCGTCGGGCGTAGCTTTAAAATTCATGTATTCGGGATTGGATTTAAAATGCAATCTTTTAGAGGCGGAATTTAAAAATGGTTTTGAGATGCTTATGTATTTTGTGGATGTATATCTACAGCTTACCGGGCAAGGAAGTTTTGAAAACATAGGGATTGAGCTTGTGTTTAATAGAGATATGACTGTAAATGAATCTGAACAGGTTCAGAATTGCAATAATTCCAAGAATGTGATATCGGATAAGACAATTATTGCACATCATCCATTTGTGACGAACGTAGAAGAAGAAATGAAAGCGATTGAAGAGCAAAGAGAAGCATCGGCACCTGAATGGGACGCAGTTCCTCGAATAAAGGATGATGGAAATGACGAAGAATAGTGAATACTGGGAAAAACGAATAGCATCGGAAACGTGGAAGATATATAATTCCTTGGAAGAAAAGAATAGGGCTTTATTGGAATTTTACATAGATGCAAGCGAAAATGTGAAAGACGAACTCTATCGACTGGCAGAAAAGCACAGTAAATATGGAGTTCTTTCTCTATCTGAAATGCATAAGCAGAACAGACTAGCGGAGTTAAACCGAAAGTTTGAAAAAATTATAGAAAAGCTTGGAAACGCTGCAGAGGAATCTACCAAGAAAAATATGGAAGAAGGATTTCGCCAGGTATATAGGAATACGGCTGAAAACATGGGGACGGTGGATTTCGCAATATCAAACAAGAAACTGATGGAGAAATTGCTAAATACTCCGTGGAGAGGCGATACCTTTTCAGGACGCTTATGGAAGAATCAAAAGAAACTTGTTGTAAGTTTGAATGATTTATTACTTATCGGATTGCAACAGGGAAAAACTGTCACAGAAATAGCAGTTATGCTACATAATCGCATGGGGCAAGGATTTAATGAGTGCCACAGGCTCGTACGGACAGAAACCATGCACTACCTAAATGATGCAACTTTACAAAGATATAAAGATACAGGTATTGATTATGTGCAGATATGGGCAGCAGTTGATGAAAGGACCTGTGACACGTGCGGTAGTTATCATGGGAAAATATATCCGATTGATAAATGTCCTCATATTCCATTGCATGCAAACTGCAGATGTACAGTGCTTCCGGTTACAGACGATAAGGAGATTGAAAAACAGAAAATGAACGAAGGAAGGCTGGAAGATTCCACTGATAAATGGTCAAAAGAAGCAAAGAAAGAATTGCTGAAATCAGAACAGACAATATGCGAAAGAGACTATGAAACAATGGAAATATATGATTCAAAAGGGAAATTTCTGTCTTCAAAACGAGGAAAAGTGGACAGCGTAAGCATTTCTCCACTAGACTATTTCAAATTGAAGAATGCGGTTGTAACACATAATCACCCTTCGGCAGGTTCATTTTCGTTTACAGATTTGAAATTTTTAAAGAGAATGCCGATTTCTGAACTACGAGTATCAACAATAAATGGTTCGTACTACATCAGAAAACCAAAAGAATGGCCTGAGGAAATAAAATCATCAGAAAAAATGAAAGAGATATACGAGCAGATAAAAAAGGACTTGCGGAAAAAACATCAAAAAATGTATAATGAGGGTAAAATCACAAAAGTCGAAAGACATGTAATGTTCAAGGACGAAGTAAATAAGACATTTGCGGAAAGGTATGGGATTGATTATGGATTCGAATTATATGAAGAAAATATTGAAGAGTAAAAAAGTAAAAATCAGCGAAATGCCAGATGACCTAGATATTGAATCGTTACCGGAAGATATAGAGATTATTCTTGACGAAGATTCCGAAGAGTTAGATGATGAATTTTGGGGAGATGAGTAAGTAATTGGCAAGAGAGGGAAACAGGAGCATCTATCAGAAATGGTAGGTGTTCTTTTTATACCCTTTTTTAAAGGTTGCAGGGTATAAAGAACAACGATACATCCCAGTACCGGGAGAGCCGGTATAAAAATCTATGGAGGTAAAGAAAATGGAATGGTTGCAGAAAATTTTATCAAATGCAGTGTACGGAGATGACGGAAAGCTGGATGTTGAGGCGACAATGAAAAAAATCAACGAAGAAGCGCCGAAGCATATTATCCCAAAGGAGCAGTACAACGGGAAAGTAAAAGAGCTTGACACAGCAAATCAAACTATCGGTGATTTGAAAAAGAACAATGCTGATAACGAAGAACTTCAGAAGACAATCAAAGAACACGAAGGAACAATCAAACAATTGAAGGCTGATCACGACAAAGAAATTAAAGGGATGCGTATCGATGCTGCGATCAGCAAGGTTCTTTCGGTGAACAGTGCAAAACATGCAGATCTTCTCGCTGGAAAGTTTGACCGTGAGAAACTGATCGTATCGGATGATGGCACAGTATCAGGATTGGACGAGCAAGTAAAAGCCCTAAAGGAAAGTTATAAAGATCTATTTGGTCCGACAATAGCAGGAAGAAGCCCGGCAAACCCGGATGGAAAGCCAGCAATTACTACATTTGATACACTTGTCAACAATGCGGATAATATGACCGCGGAAGAGGTTGCGGCACAATTTGAAGCGATAGCAAAACAATAAGAAAGAGAGGATGAAAGAATATGGCAGTAGACAATTTTAAACCGACATTATGGGAGGGAGCTCTTCTTGCGAACTTCCATTCTGTATCGATTGCGGATGTATTAGCAACACCACCAGCAGAAATCAAAGGAAACAAGGTTATTTTTAACCGAATTGCTGGCGGAACACTTAAGGATTATACAGGTTCTGTTGATTGGGATGAAATCGACACAACTCCTGTGGAAATGACTTTTGACAAGAAAAAGTATTTTGCTTTTGCATTGGATGATGTGGATAAAGTACAGTTGAAAGCGGATGTGATGACAGCCACAACTAAAGAACATTCTGCAGTACTGGCTGAGACATATGATAAAGATTTCTTTGCTGCACTTTTGGCAGGAACTAAACTTTTGATCGGAAGTTCTTCTTCAAAGAAGAAAGTGACTCCGGCGAATGCATATGATTATATTGTTGATTTAGGAACAATGCTTTCGAAGAAAAAGGTTCCAAAGGTCAACCGTTTTGTAACAGTAAACGCAGATTATCTCGGGCTGCTATCGAAAGATAAGAGATTTACAGATAATCCAAAAGTATTAGAAAACGGTGTAGTGGAAGGGCAGACAATCAATGGAATGCAGGTTATGTGTTCGGAAGAGCTTCCAGCCAATGTCGTGATTGCGAATCACAAATCCGCAATTGGTGCGGCGAAGCAAATCAACGAGATGGAAGCGATGCGTTTACAGAGTAAATTCGCAGACGGTATCCGCGGTCTTTGTGTTTATGGTGATAAGGTACTCCGTGATGATGCAAGCGCAGCATTGTACTTCGAAGTTGGAACAGCAGCAGATGTTGAACCAATTAATGTAAAAATTACAAACGACACAAAAACCCCGGTGAACACAAAAGAAGTAGCGGGTTAATTAAGAGGGATTTATTCCCTCTTTTGTGATGGTGATTAAGATGGAAGAACAGATTTTGGAAAGTTTATTACTTAGAAAAGGAATAACGGACGAGTTATTGCTGCGGGACATGATACAAGATAGCATGGATGAGTTACGAGCAATGCTTAATTATAAAGCGGATGAGGAGATCCCACAGGAATGCAGTTCTGTTGTGAAAGAGTTGGTATTGATACGATATAACCGTGATGGCACAGAAGGTATCGTATCTGAATCACAGAGTTCCGGAGGTAACACAACTTACACGGATGAATTACCGGATAGAGTAAAACGTATTATCCGAAGACACAGAAGATTGCCGAGGTGATGCAATGTCTATTAATAGAGACATGAAAGAGTACACATTACAACAAAACATCCCTGCTCAAACAGAATCCGGCGCAGGGAAACAGATGTGGAAGAACATTAGGAAAATACAAGTAGCTGTTTACAAAAAAAATGACATGCGAGTGACAGCATCGGAAAAATATCTACAATCTACTCATTCTGGACTAACTCATTATAAAAAAATAAGAGCAGATGAATACAGACTTGTAAGAGATGGTGTTGTATACGAAATTACAAGCTGCAATACAGAGGGAAGACTTACGAGTTTGCTTTTGAAGGTGGTGGAATGATGTCTGACAATGAGGAGTTTATTAGAAGCTTGGAAGATGCAACAATCTCTATTGTGCTTGATATGGAAAAGCGGGTGGAAAAAGCATGCCTGCTTGTGGAGAACCAAGCCAAAATGGATTGTCCAGTAGACGAAGGTGTATTGCGGGCATCAATCACGAGTGAAACAGAAGTCACAGAGACTGAAATTATTGGACGCATCGGGAGTAACGAAGAATACGCTCCTTACGTTCACAATGGAACCGGAATCTATGCGAAGGATGGAAACGGAAGAAAAACCCCTTGGATATATCAGATCAAGAGCGGCAGACGAAGAGGATATTATCACACGGTGGGGCAAAGAGCGCAGCCATTTCTTTTGTATGCGCAATTATTTAATCGGGATAGAATTGAAAGAATTTTAGGAGGCTAAGGATGAAAACAGCTATCAAAAAATTTATAGAGATGCATATTCCGGATTTAAAAGGAAAGATTTATCCGGTTTTCACGGTGGATCTAAAAAACATCAGTGTTGTTTATACAGTGACGCCTCTGTCGGGAGGACACTTGAAAGAAAGTCAGTTGGAATTAAAAGTAATCGACTCGGATTATGATGTCTGCGTGGAATACGAAACGAAACTTCTTGATTTGCTTGATATGGAGGAAGATGAGCCATTTGTAAATACAAGTGCGATACGCTTTCATTCCGAATTATCCGGAGGAGGCATTTTATTTAATGATGGGTGTCAAATGTTCGAAGACACCCTGTATTTTTTAATAAATTGGAGGGATTTACATGAAAAATAAAGATGAGATTTTACTTGGAGCTTGCGATGTTTATATGTACGAATTTACCGGTACAGAGCTACCGGAACATGATGCAATTGAAACGTTTGAAAATAATGTGGGACATTGTTCAGGTGGATTTACGGTAAATTACAAGCCTACGAAATATGATGTGAAGAATCAGTACGGTCAGATTGTGAAGTCAGCCGTAACAGAAGAGGAAGTATCTGCAAAGACAGGTGTTTTGTCATGGAATCTGAAAAATCTTGCGTTATTTTCTACGGCAGTGCTGACAGAAGATAAGGAGAAAAAGAAGCGTACTCTTGTGTTTACAGGGGAAGGAAAGGCGTTACGCACCGTTTTATTGCGTGCAGTTCACACAAAAGCGAATGGAAAGAAGATTCGGTTTACCATGATCGGGCAGGGCGGATCTGGATTTGCAATTGCATGGGAAAACAAAGAAGTCACAGTTGATGCAGAATTAACAGCAGTAAAGAAAATTGACAAATTCCTTGCAAGTTTTGAAGAAGAAATGTCAGACGAAGAGGCAGCCGCTCTTGCATAGAATACTGTGAAGGAGGTTAAATAAATGCTAGACTTAGACAAATACATTAATAACTCTTTGAAAATAAAAGTGTTTGGAGAAGAATATGATGTTTTGGAGCCAACGCTTGAAATGCTTATGAAAACAGCTCGTATTGAAGCAGATATGACACAAGAAAACAAGTACGAAAAACAATTGCAGACTGCTGAATTATTGTTAAATCATAATAAACAGGGAAAGGAATTTGGCAAGGAAGAGTTAAAGAAACTCCCATACGAAGCTTTGGTTAGACTGATTGCGGAAATTGCAATATTGCGATTAAAAGCGGAAACAGACCCAAACTTAAAATCCCAATCCCAGACGGAAAAATAGGACAGGCGATTTGTGAGAAATATTTTCCGGTAGAGGATTGGGAAAAAGGATATCAGATTAGAACAGGAGTAATAAAGAGAATAAGTGAGTATACAGGACTAAATTTCAACGAAGTTCTTAAACTTCCTTATTCTTATTTTTTGCTCTTGCGAAAGGAAAGTTGGGTTGTGATGTATCAGAAGACAGAGCAAGGTAGAGAAATTTTGAAAGATTTGTGGAGATTGCAGCAGACGGAAGCTGATGAAACTGCAATTCGAAGATTTGAAAGCAGGTGAAAATATGGAAAAGGGAGTATTGAAGCTGGCACCATTGATGACAGAAATTAAAGTGGATATCGCAAATTTCAAGTCTGATATGGAGAAAGCAGGTGCAATCGGTTCAAGCGAAGCGCGAAAGATAAGCAAAGAATTAGAAACTACAACGAAAATTGGAGAGTCTTTATCGAAAACAGGCAGTCTTTTAACGAAAGGACTTACACTTCCGCTCATAGGGGCTGGAACAGCAACTACAAAAATGGCTGTAGACTTCGAAAGTAGTTTCGCAAAAGTAAGCACTCTGCTAGATGATAATGTAGTGGATTTCGATCAATACAAGGAACAGCTTTTAGATGCAAGCAGTGAATCAAAAGTCGCTGTAGATGAGTTTTCAGAATCGGTGTATGAGTCTATTTCAGCCGGCGTTGATCAAACGAAAGCAATCGGTTTTACTACAGAGGCGATTAAACTTGCAAAGGGTGGTTTTACAGATGGCGCAAAGGCAGTGGATGTTCTCACGACAGCGATAAACGGTTACAATCTAAAAACCGAGGATGCTACAAGAATTTCTGATTTGCTTATCACAACACAGAATTTGGGTAAGACAACGGTGGATGAACTGGCATCAAGCATGGGAGCAGTTATCCCTGTTGCAGCATCTGTAAATTTTGATATTACAGAACTGTCAGCATCTTACGCACAACTAACAAAAAATGGTATTGCAACGGCAGAATCAGGAACATACTTAAAAGCTATGCTGTCTGAGTTAGGAAAGTCGGGCACTGCTACAGATTTGGCTTTGCGAGAGTTAACAGGAAAAGGATTTGCGGATTTAAAGAAAGAAGGAACTTCGACTTACGAAATCTTAAGTATGTTAACTCAGCATGCTGCAGAAAACGACAAGACATTAAAAGATATGTTTGGATCTGTAGAAGCTGGTTCTGCCGCTCTTGTCCTTGCAAAAGGAAGTGGGCAGGAGTATAACGATATGCTTAGCGCGATGAGCGACAGTGCTGGTGCGACACAGTCCGCATTTGAAAAAATAGATGCAACTCCAGCGGAACAACTAAAAGGTGCGTTGAATGAACTTCGCAATGAAGGAGTGAGACTTGGAGCGATGTTTGTTCCTGTCATTGAAAAAACAGCAGATATCGTCGGAGATGTAGCAGATGCATTTTCAAATCTATCAGAAGAGCAGCAGGACAATATTATCAAGTGGGGAATGGTTTTAGCAGCAACCGGACCAGCTTTAAAAGTAGTTGGTGGAGGAGTGACCACTTTTACAAAATTATCCAGCGTAATCGGCGGTGTGTCGAAAGGCTTAAAGACATTTGGAACAGCGCAGACGGCGGCTGCGACTGCGGCTAAGGGCGCGAGTGCTATAATTGGTCATGCTGGGTTAACTGGCAGTATGGTTGGATTGCTTGGTACACTTGCGCCGGTTGCGGCAGGTGCAGCAGTGGTTGGCACAGGTATTTATGCAATCCACGAAAACAGCCAGCTTATGAATCGCTCTGTTACAGATGCAAAAGAAGACTTGTCTTTGATGGAAGAAATGTTAGCAAAACTAAACGGAACAGAAGTCAAAACAAAAGAAGAATTGGAAAAGTTGAATCTTGTAACAAAAGATTATGGTGATACTTTGTCTGAAGAGTTTGTAAATAACATGGATAAGGCACGAGAAAAAATGGTTGATTTTAACACGTATCTGACAAGTATCTCACTTGATGGAGTGATATCTGCAGAAGAATCAAATGAGTTGATTTCTCGTGTTGAAAGCATGTGTAACGAAACCATAGCGACTATACAGGCCAAAAAAGATGAAGCACAGAAAAATTTGCGTGAATTATTTATTGCAGAAGATGGTGTGATTGATGAATCCGAACAGCAGGTATTGAATACTTTGAGTGAATCCTACGATGCACAACAGCAGGCGGTACAGGAACACTTGAATGCAATCAATGCAATCAAGCAAGCTGCAACCGAACAAAATAATCAGTTAACAGAGGCACAAATACAGGAATTGTCACAGCATTATGAAAAGGTAGCGCAAACACAATTACAGGCGAATGCGGAAACAAAAGAGGAGTTACTTGCTGCCGAGAAAGATTTCCAGAATCAAATAGCTACAATGAATGCTGATCAAGCGAGTGAGCTACTTAAAAAGAAAGCAAAAGAGCGTGATGAGGAGATAAAACTCATTAAAGAAAAATATGATGATGGGATTAGTCAACTGAAGCTTTATATGGAAACGGCTGATGAGACAGAAAAGCAGATGTATCAGAAGCAGATTGACAATTTGGAAGAATCAAAAGAAAAGGCAATTCAGACAGAACAGGACAAGTATGAGAAGTATTATCAGATGGCATTAGATAATAATAAAAATTTGGAAGGTGAGATCAATAGATTTAATGGGAAATTACTTACAAATGAAGAAAAGAAAAGTCAAGAAAGGCTTCGAACGGCAAAAACTTATTATCACGGAATAGAAGAAGTCACAAAAAGTGGATGCTATCGAATGTATAATGAAACAGAAAAAGGATATACGAATGTTGCTTTTATCGTAGATGAGACAACAAAACAGATTATCGGATATCACGATCTTACAACAGGGCAAACAGAAGGGTACTGCAAAGAAATGGCTGATGCTGCAGAGAAGATGGCAAATTCTCAAAAAGCTTCTTTTCAGCAAATTATTACAGCGGAAGATTTATATATTGATTACTCAACAGGAAATGTATGTGGTGCAAATGGAACAGTAATTGCATCAATGGACGATTTAAAATCACATACAGATGGGGCAAGACAGGGAATTATAGATATCAATGGAACGCCGTATAAGATTACTGTTGATAAGGAAGGAACAATTTCTGACCTTAAAGAAATTGAAACTAAAGCAAATGAAATCGTAGGAAGCCCTAGAGTAATAGAATTTGTGCCTCAGTACCTAAGTGCTGGAGACCGTATCGGGTTGCAGTTGGGGAAATTCCATTATAATGGATTGGATAATGTACCATACGATGGTTATCAGGCTGTTTTGCATAAAGGAGAACGTGTCTTAACAGCGGAGGAAAATCAGGCATATGAAAGAAATGCAGAAATTGATTACAGGAAGATGGAGCAGTGTATGCGATCGGCCGTAAAGGAGTTATCCTTAAAATTTGGGGAAAGGCAGATTGGAAGGGTAATAGATCAAAGATTGCGAGAAAGGGGAATTTTAATTTGAGAATTTATTACAAAAATCACCTGAACGAAAAAGTTGATTTGGATTCAGAAAATATTATTCTTCAATACCATGAGCTTCTGAACTATTCTTGGAATGCAGAGACAAACAATGGGAAAATTACATCTTTTTACCGTGAAAGTGCGACAATTCCGATTAAAGTGACAGTGACAGCGGATACAGAGGGGACGTTTAGAGAAGTAATTGAGAATTTTTATTCGATTGTGGAGAAAGATGTCTTAAACAGAATCCCCGGGAAATTGTATGTTGGAGAGCAGTATATGAGCTGCTATATTTCCGGGGATATAAAATCAGATGTTTTCCTGAAAGTGTTTATTCAGGTTAAAAATCTTACAGTTGTCACAGATAATCCATTTTGGATAAAAGAGTCAGAGTTCTTTTTTAAAATATCGGATATTACATCTACGGATAATAAGAGATATCCATACAAATATTCGTACAGATATGCAAACGGAATGAACAACACATATATTATCAATCCACATTTTACAGATGCGAATTTTAAGTTGAGAATATATGGTCCGGTTGTGAATCCACAGATCGGCATCGGCGGATATCCGTATCTCGTAAATATCGTACTGGAAAAAGGAGAATATCTTGAAATTAACAGCATGAAAGAAACAGTAGTAAAAGTAGTGGCGAATGGAGAGCGTGAAAGTGTTTTTCATAACCGTGCAAAAAAGAAGAGTATTTTTAAGAAAGTCCCTCCAGGAAGACAGGAAATTGTATGGCCAGGAACGTTTGATTTTGACTTGCTGATCTACGAAGAAAGGAGCGAACCAAAGTGGCAGAATTAAAATTTATTGCAGCTACTCCCTTTGGAGAGGAAATTGACTACATGAGCGAGGTGCGTGAGATTGATGTTGATTTAGGTGATACGAATGACTTCCAATTCCAGTTGCCAGTTTCCGAATGGACAAAGAGAAAGTATTGGTATGAAAATCGTATTTTTATACCTGACACGGAGTATGGCGGAATCATCGATGATATACAGTCCGATGGATACGAGCTGACTTTTAGTGGATTGACATGGCGAGGATTGTTGATGCGAAAAGTCGTAGAGCCACCAACTGGACAGGATCATCTTGTGCTCAATGGAGAAATAAATAGTATATTGCGAGACTTAATAAAGGACCGGTTCGATGGTCTTTTTTTTGTTCCGGAAATCTCTACTGATGTAGCGGTTAAGGATTGGCAAGTGGATAGGTATGTGACGTTATATGATGCAATTACAAAGCTACTGACAGCTTATAAGCATCGTTTACAGATATCTTATATAGAGCCTGATGGACTTGATTACGGATATGTAAGCCTTCAAGCTGTTCCGATTACGGACTTTTCAGAAGAACTAGAGTATTCGCAGGAATCCGAACAGATATCTCTTACAATAGAAGATTACAGGGGCGGAATAAATCATTTGGTTTGTGCCGGCGAGGGACAAAACGAAGAACGTGTGGTATTACATCTTTACGTGCAAGAAGATGGTAGTATTGGCAAGACGCAGTTTTATAAAGGCTTGGCGGAGCGTGCAGCGGTCTATGATTTTTCAAGTGCAGATCTAGCACAACTGGAAAAAGATGGAACAAGCCGATTAAAAGAACTACAGAACTACAAAAAATGCAATCTTGCAGTAGACGATGGAGACTACGAAATTGGAGACATTATCGCTGGTTACGACACTGTGACAGAAACATACGTACAAAAGCCGATTATCGGAAAGATACTGAATATACAAGGAAACACTGTGAAAATCGAATATAGAGTAAAAGGAGATGATTAGATGGGATTTAAAGGACTTACGTTAAATACACCGCCGGAAGAGACGGCACATATTTACGCAGAAGATGATGCTGCCATTTTCCAGTCAATTGCCGGAGCGGATGGAGTATTTGCAATTGGACAGCAGTGCAAGGCAACAATACTAAGCAATAACAAAATTAGAATTGCGGACGGTGTTGTAATAATAGGGGGGCACTTTGCGAGAATACCGTATGGAGAATACGAGGACTGCGAAATTGAAAACGGAGAGTCAGGAAAGAAAAGAAATGACATTATTGTGGCAGTGTTTGAAACAACCGGAACAGGTGGAATTGATAAGATGCATTGCACCGTTAAAAAAGGAGTTGCCGGGCCTGGCGCGGTGGATCCGGAGCTTAAGCAAGACGATATTTACAACAATGGAAAAATCAGAGAACTGCCTCTTTACAGGGTGAAGATCGAAGGGTTAAGTATCGTTGCTGTAGAGCAAATGTTTAAACTAAAGTCTGATATGACTACGATAAACAAAAGTTTGTCCAATATAAAAGACCACGTCACCGAGAGTGGCAAAACGCAAATAGGCTCTACCGAAAGGTATAACTACTACGAAAAGTACGCAAGTGGAAAGCTAGTGCAGTGGGGTGTAGCAAGCTACTCGTATACGGACGGTTTCGGCAAAATAACTTATCCAATACCTTTTTCCGGTAGCACAGAAGATTACATGTTGTTTGCACAAGGACGGTATATTTCTGGTAAGGTAATCGAAATAATGGTTGCATCTAAAAATACAACTAGCCAAGGAGTTGCATATTCTAGACATTTAGATAGTAGTAAACCAGATACACATAATTTCGACTGGTACGCAATTGGGCGTTGGAAGTAGAAAGGAGAACAGTATGGAATTAATTTTTGCAGATGCAACAAAAATACAAATCCAGTCAGCACAGGAGACAGGCGGAAAATTAGAAATTAAGGTTATACAAGTTGCGCCAGCGCAATTGCGGGAACTCTTTACAGACCCGGTAAAGACAAAAAACATGCGCATCGCAGAACGCGAACAAAATATTGCCGAATACGAGGGCTATACGGAGTTTTACCGCACGGAAGAGTACACAGGTGGAATATACGGAGTTGCGCTGGAAAAAGCTGGAGAAACAACAGCAGACCGGCAGGAAGTAGAGAAACTGGTCGAATCTGTATCCGGCATCGAAGAACAGGTACAGGCTGTAAAAGAATATAAAGACCAGGCACAGACAGCCGCATCAAACGCCGTATTGTCCGAACAGGCATCGAATGAGGCGAAAGAAGCTGCATTACAAGCTCAAGCTAACGCAGAATCAGCAGAGGGAAAGGCAGAACAACACGCGTTAGAAGTTGCGGGAGACAAGTCGGAAGTGGAACGTCTTGCAACACAAGTGCGACAGGATAAGACGTCAGTTGAGCAGACAGCACAAGGCTTTGGAAATACAGTACAGCAAGCAGAACAGTCTATAAATACCGCTAAGGAAGATACTGTAAAAGCGGTGCAGACAGAGGGAACAGAGCAAACTGGAAAAGTAACAGCAGAGGGAGAGAAACAAGTACAGGCGGTACAGGCAAAAGGGCAGGAAGTAATAAACTCCATTCCGAGCGATTTTACCACACAGATGCAGTCTAAACTGGACAAGCAGCAGGGAACAGAAAACGTAGGGAAAGCACTTGTAATTGGGGAGGATGGGAGTGTCGCACCGGGCGAGGTGCAAAGTGGCGGAATGAAACTACTTGTTAGGTATACACACAAAGCAAATGGCTCGATGAAATTATCAAATTTAGATTTACAGACAGGCACGTTTACAACGAGTGAACCGCACGGACTAAAAGAGAATACAGCGTTGTATATAAAACCATTAGCCGGATGTTATCCAAAGCATATCCCAATTGAGATTTTTAAAAACAACCCAGGTCAATGGGGCAGAGGAAATATATACGCACATGTTATAGACGAGACAAATTTTCAGATTTTGTCTAAGAAAGATGGAGACATCTTACAGTTTACAAATGCCACAAACAATGAAGTAGATGTAAAATACTTTACATTTGAGTACAACATGAAAAAAATAACACTTGATAATATCAACAGCAGAGTAATAGATGTTGTCGCAAACGGAATATGTTCGGGAGGATATTTTGCAGTAAAGGCTACTACAAATCATGGAAGCACTTACTCTACAAGAACTGGCTCGAATTTGTATTCGTTTTTTAGCTCCGGTCAAACATCGGGACATTATCAATATGCTTGCAGAATGGCGTATGACAAAGGTGTAATAACGTCTACAATCCCAATCGTCGCAATGGCGGTGGACGGAACGTCATATGTGAGCAACAACGTAAATAAAATCGGAAGGCAGTATGTTAGAGCAGTATGCGGAATGGGAATGGAAGTGAATCCGAACACAGAAAGAGAAGATGGATATATAAAATCCATTCAGCCGTTTTCGGAGGAGGTTTATCCATTTAATGGCGCACATGTCGAAGTATGGGGGTGTGAAGAATGACAGCAGAAACAGTAGTATATGATGTACAGACTGGAAGCGAAGAAATTAAAGAAGCAGAAGAAACGATTGAGAAACCGGAAACACCACAGGGACAATCCGTAGAAGAAAAAGTACAGGAATTACTAAAACAAAACGACATGCTTACCAAGTGCGTGTTGGAAATATCGGAGTTGGTATACAAATGATAACTTTATTAACAAATTTAATTTTATTTATAAGAAAGGATGATATTATGATGGCGATGTTATGGGCGCAACAAATTATGTTAGGCAAAAAGGAGTTTAAGGACGTACCGAGACTACTAAAAGAGCAGGTAAAGGAAATCTTGGTCGATTCCGGTATGGGTGAATTGGCTGAATAGAGGTGACAAATATGGAAATCAGAGCGAGACCGTAAGGGTCTTTTTATTTTGCAAATCTTTAGAAAAAAGGAGTAGAGACATGGAGACGATTATTTCAGCATGCATATCAGCATGCGTGACACTTTTGGTCTGTATAATAAGCAACCGTGCACAACAGGAGAAAACAAGAACATTGATGCAGTACAAGCTCGATGAGCTTACGAAAAAAGTCGAAAAGCATAATTCGGTTGTGGAAAGGACTTTTTTATTGGAAGAAAAAATTAAAGTAGCAAATCATAGAATTGAAGATTTAGAGGGAAAGGTAGGATAACAATTATGGAACAATTAGTTATGAACACGACATTGATTATCGGAATTATTGGGGTATTGGCATTTGCAGTATCTATTATTACACAGGTCTTTAAAGGAGTCTCAGGGCTTAAGAAAATTCCTACAGACATCTTAGTATTTGTACTGTCTATCGGAATTACGGTAGTGGCGTTTATTGCTTACATGCAGTACATACAGCAAGCGATTTTGTGGTATATGATCATTGCTGCTATTATGGCAGGATTCTTGGTGGCATTTGTGGCTATGTACGGATGGGAAAAAGTAGCGGAACTTTGGAAGAGATTTTACAAAGGTAACACAGACAAATAATTCAGAGGGCGAATAATCGCTCTCTTGCATAGTGTAAAAAGAAAGGAGATTTTATTATGGCAGTAAATGTAAGACAATTATTAGTATCAGGAAGTAAATACAATATCAAATGCCCGTACCAAATGGCTGCGGACAGCATTACCGTACACAATACAGCGAATGATGCAACCGCCGAGAATGAAGTGAAGTACATGATTGGGAACAATAACCAGGTAAGCTTTCACGTTGCTGTTGATGACAAAGAAGCGGTGCAGGGAATCCCGTTCGGTCGGAATGCATGGCACGCTGGAGACGGAAACGGAAAAGGCAATAGAAGTTCGATTGCAATTGAGATTTGCTATAGTAAATCCGGTGGAGACCGCTTTGTGAAAGCAGAGAGAAACGCAGCTGAATTAATTGCCGGAATGCTCAAAGAGCGTGGATGGGGAATTGATAAGGTAAAGAAACACCAAGACTGGAGCGGTAAATATTGTCCACACAGAACACTTGATATGGGATGGCAGAGATTTCTTGATATGGTGGCATCTTTTATGAATGGAGCAGAACCGCCAGCATACACAGAGGAGTCAAAACCAGCTCCGCAACCATCTGCGCCGGATAAGACAATTTTATTTACTTATGCTGTTAAACTGGAGGATGGAACAATCTTACCAGCCGTAACAAATTTAAACGATTTTGCCGGAATCCGAGGCAAGCGTATTGTAGGCATTGCGATTAAGGCAAATATCGGTCGTGTTAAATACCGAGTGCATGTACTTGGAAAAGGTTGGTTGCCGTGGGTAACTGGATATGACTGGTCAGATCATGCAAATGGATACGCCGGAAATGGACAGGTAATCGATGCAGTACAAGTATACTATGAAACACCAGCGGATTATGTTGCACATTACGGATATCAGAAAGCACAGTATCGTGTAAGTCCGCTGAATAGAGATTATTATTCATGGCAGTACGACACAGAGACTGGAAACGGGCAAGACGGCTTTGCCGGATGCTTCGGAAAAGCAATGGATCGATTCCAATTGTTCTAAATAACACAGCCCCATCTCCGAAGAGGTGGGGCGAAAATCAAATATCTGATCTATGCTTTTCGCGAGATTGTTTGATCCTCAAAGCGTTTACAGACATATTCTCGTTATACACGGGCCTCTGCCTTGGGAGATACGCCTGTACTGTTTTTGAACTTAAGCTCATTTCTTTTGCTATTTCATCCGCACTTTTTCCGACATTGAATTTGTTTAGTATCTCGGCGTGCGTCTCGGACAATATGTATCCGTTGCTAGATAGAGCCTTTACGACACGATTCCAAGAATATCCAGTATCTTTCGCAGTACCTTTTACGGACTGCAGTATTTTATATGATTCTAAAATTTTCTCCTCTGATTTCTCCATGTTAGAGACCCTCCTTTTCTATTTTGTATTGTATTAAGCTTAGTAAATAATCCGGGCATTTCCTAGCGCCCGACTTCCAATCCTGCACCGTGCGGTATGGGATTTTAAAATAGTCACTGAACTGCTTTAAGTTCATCCCGGAATTTTCTAATACTTCCCGGAATTTTTCGTTATTAATTGGATTTTTCATCTTTTTTCTTCCTTTCCTCTTTTCTCTTCTTTTCTTCCAGTTCCTTAACCGTGTATAAATGTGCAATGTGCGGTCTTCCACTTTCATCCATCGCCCGGAACGCTGGATGACCATTAATATCTGTCAAAACATCATTAATTTCATAGCACCAACCCCACGGAGATTCTACCATTATATTTCCCATTTGATTTTTATACAGTTCCCACTTATTCGGGACAAGAACCGTCATTTCATCAGAGCATGTAGCGTGCACATGCTCTCCACCATAAGTATAAACTTTTCTTTTTTCTGCGGCTAAAACGCCGTAATTTTTATAAATTTTAATTTCCTGCATAAGTATGCATCCTTTCTTTTAATACCATTCTTCGTTGTACCATTCTTCAAATTCTTTGGAATCCCTGAAATGAATTAGGCGTTCATATTCATCATATTCTTTCCTCTTTCTCCCCGTAGCCGATAGGTCAGCGTTAAATTTATTAACCGATGTGTCTCACTGTGATGTTTTGTTCGATCGCATATTCTATGTTGATTTTGTCTACTTTGATTACTGCGTAGTTTTTATAGTCGTTCTGATCTATTTTTAATTCCTTTCCGCTCTCGTCAAAAAAGTTGCTCGGTCTCATTTCTTCTAAAAAAGTTTCTTCCATGTATTTTTCTAAGTTCATCATTTTTCTTTACCTTACTACTTTCAGCAGTTCCTTTCTTTATTTTGCGTAAACTTCTTTTCTAATTCTTTCGCACATTTTGTCAGTTCCGTATTTTACATTTAAAAACAACTCTTTGTAATACTCCTGATATGTTGTTTTGCTAATGTTTTTCAATGCATCAATTACGCATCCAGCGTTTGATTCATTCATAATTCTGTTGTAACCGCTTTTTACGGCTTCCCATGCTCCGACTTTCTCAGGGTGTGCGTTTTTGCAATCTGTAATAATTGCATCAAACTGTTCGTTCATTTTCTCTACAAGTTTCTTCGCAAATGCGATTTGTTTTTCTGTTCCTGTCATTTCTGATGTTCCTTTCTTCGCTTCCTTCCATGCTTTCTTAAGTGCTTCGGAGATTCCGAAACCTACTTTTTTAACCAGTTCCCATGCTCTTTTCATAATGTTTGATAAGTTGTATTTTTTCAT